AATCTTTTCAACGATGTTCATAATTTAATTTTGAAATTTGTAAAAGATATTATATATATCACACAAATACCAGTAAATTTAAAAGATTATTCTAAACCAAATGAGAGATTGATGTGTAAATATAGTATCGGACAAGACCCTCATTGTATTAGTAAAAATAAGAAATCTAAAATTTTGGTTAATAAAATTAATATGATTACCGGTCAAAACAACCTTGATATTATTGTTTTAAAATTAACAGAGGAAATTGTTAAAAATTCTTTTAAAAGAAATGAACTATTTAAAGGACTTGTGCCAGATATTATAGATAAAAGCCAAATCAAACCTTTAAAAAATGAAATAATATTAACAGAAAAAAATATAGTACAACAAGTTGATGATTTATTTAGCATTAAGAAAAAATATGATATAATGAAATACGGTGAGTATGATTATAAACAACCAAGTATTTTACTTGATAAACCATTTTTATTAAAAGTTGATATATCTAAATTAGAATCATTATCATCATATTGGGTAGATAAATTGGGGTCTTTATTTAATGTTCATTATAAAAAATATACCGAAAGCAGTTTATTTGAAGCACTTTCTAAAATTGCAAATATGTTGACAAATTCATCTGATTATTCTTCTGATGATATAAAACAAATTATAATTGAAAAAATTGAAACATATGAAGAAGATTTAAAGCAAATATACAATAATAATGGTAATAAAAAATCATTAATTGATATATTTAAATTAGTTGATTATAATTTATTTAAAAATACAGAAACCTTATCTGACATTGAAATAATTATGAAAACAAAAAATTATCAAGGAAGTGTTATTGACATAGAAATATTTAATAAAATTTTTAATATAGGTTGTTTGATATTAAATAAAAGAATTTCACAAGGCAATCCCAGTGGTTTTAAAATGTTTGGAAATTACGATAAATATTTTATTTTGTATAGTGAAAGAATTAAAAATATGAAAGTATTTAATTTGATACAGAAAAAAGAACAAATAATTTTTTATCAAAAAGTTATGAAATAATATAAAAAATGACATTTTTTATTTAAAAATATTTAAATAAATAATATATATGAATAATAACATAACACAAAAATCCGAAGAATGGTATAATATTCGTCGTAAAATGATAACAGCAAGCGATGTTGCAGCTATTTTAGGATATAACCCATATGAATCCAAATTAAATGTACTGGAAAAGAAAATTAAGAAAATTAATATTGGTAATAATAATGCAATAAGTCATGGAAATAAATTTGAGCCACTTGCAATAAAAGAATATGAAAAAATTAAAAATACAGAAATTATAAATGTTGGATTACTTATTCATCGAAAATATAAATGGTTGGGAGCAAGTCCAGATGGCTTTGATGAAAAAAATAATATCTTATTGGAAATTAAGTGCGTATATTCTAGAAGTGTAAAAACAATACCATATTGGTATTATATTCAAACACAAATTCAGATGGAAACATGTAATAAGGAATATTGTGATTTTTTCCAATGCAAATTCAATAAAACAACTGAAAAGTTAGAAGAATATTCATTAAACAGAATTAAAAGAGACCCCGAATGGTTTAAAAATAATATTAATAATTTAATTAGTTTTTATAATGATTTAGAACACTGTTTGAAAAATAATAGTGTTAATAAAAAAAGAAAAAGATTTGATAGTTATATTGAATGGGATAAATATGGAAATGTAAATGATTTAACTAATTTTGCAAATAATGATCCTTTAATTGATTATTTAGAAATGTATGGTGACATTACTAAAAAAGATAAAACAAATGATTTTTTCAATTATATTAATTTTTTATTAGATGAATTTAAAAAAAAGATTTTCACAAAATTATCATTAAGTGTAATAGTTTGTCAAACAAATAAATATAAAAGCAATGAACTTTATAATAAAACACTATTGCATATTAAAAATAAAGTCCCAATTATCATAAGACCATTATTAATGGATAATGACAATGATATATATGCCGTACCAGATATTATAATTAGAAATGATTATCTTCAAAAAATTTTTGGAATTGATAAAGTTGATACTGGATATTCTATTATTAATATCAGATATAAAACTTTGAAATTAGATGACGATAAATATATTAAAAATTTATCAAAAGACCTTAAAATAATTTTTCATCAACAAAATAAAATATTAAATAAAATTCAAAAATCAAAACAACCCATGGTATATATTTTAGGGAAAAAAGAAATCTTGGGTAAATATGAATGCACTAATGATAAAATTAATGAAAAGGGAGAAAGGGGTGTAGAATGGTTAAAAGAATTAAAAAACTACGGATGTAATTGGGATATTTATAGTCCAACTAGATGGGAATTATATCCAAATATGTGTAATAAACATGATTATGGGTGGAAAAAATATAAAAAATATTTAGCAAATATGAATAACGAGTTAACTTCAATATGGAGAATCGGAATTAAAAAAAGAAAAGAATTACACCAATCTAAAATTATGAAATGGAATCATTTAAAAAAAGAAGATATTAATGAACATATATATGAAATTATAAAAATTAACAAATCAAGAATAAATAAAGTTGCAAATATGGTTAATAAATTACCCAAAAAAGAACTCACATTTTACGTTGATTTTGAAACAGTATGTGATTTATCAGTACCAGATGATGCAAATTATAATAAATCTGCAATTTATATTATTGGATGTGGCTATGAAAAAGATGGAAAATGGGAATTTAAAACTTTTAAAATAAATAATTTTTCTAAAAGAGAAGAAAAAAGAATTATTATGGAGTGGTATAATTTTATGAATAGTTTTAAAAAAGAATATAATGTATATCATTGGACTCACGCAGAAGTAACATTTTTAAAAAAAGCAATTCAAAGGAATAATATAAGAGGTATAACAATAGAATTTTTTGATTTGTATAAATATTTCCTTAAAAATAAAATAGTTATTAATGGTGCATTTAATTATAGTTTAAAAAGTATTGCCAAGGCATTATACAAGAATGGGTTAATAGATTCAAAATGGGATGATAATGATATTGATGGACTTATAGCATCTCTATACGGGTGGTTGGAACTTACCGAGGGTAATACCACATATTCAAACGATATTATTTATTATAACGAGATTGATTGTAAAGTATTATATAATATTAAAAAATTAATTTGTACTATTTAATTCAGTATCTGAAATTTTTAGAGTTTCATTTCTTACAATACAAAATTTAATATTCCAATGAGCTTTAAATTTTGATGTTATATTTAATGTATAAAAGTTATTTTTAATATTTTTAATGTCAAATATGAATTCATCATATATATATTTTTCGCCAATAATTTTAATTTTATATTCTGATAATAAAATAAATTTTTTAGATTTATATATTGAAGATGCAGAACATAATAATATTTTTTCATTAAATTGAAAAATATCTAAATAATATTTTTTATTTTTCCACAAATTAATTTCAAATATGTCAGAAGTAAATATCGGTGATTTAATATAAAAATTATAATCTTTCGTAGCTACCTTATTATATGATCCATCATTATATAAGTTTATAAATTTAATATCTATTTCTTTTAATTTTGTATCATTTAAATTTAATAAGTTTGATACATTAAAAAATAATTTAAATTGTTTTGTCAAAAATAAAGAGAATAAATCTGATGAATTAACATTATCGAAATTATAATATAATTGTTTTCCGACTTCTTTATCTATTGTATCAATAATATGTTTAATAAACAAATTATTTTTTTTACTTGCAATAAAAGCAATATGTAAATTATATTTATCTTTTACTAAAATAAGGTCTGCTTCTGATATAACTTTATAAAATGAACAATCTATTGTAAAATAATTATTAATAATAATTCCACCATTCAAATATAATAAACAATAATTGCCAAAAATGATTTTTGAAAGTTGTGTTGGGAGAGAATCAAATGTATTTAAATAATTATTTAATTTTTCTTTAATTAACTCTCTTAATTTATCAATATTACAATATTCATATGTAAAATATGGATCATTATAATTAATAAAATTTTGTGTATTCATATAAATTTTATTATTAATTCTAATATCATCTGTTATATTTTTAATTAAAACATCACCTAAATAATCAACCTTCATATAATGTATTTTTTTGGTATTATTTTTTACTGAATACAAATAAAAAATATTATTAAAACATTCAATTTTATAAATCTTTTTATTATTTAATGCGAAATCACACGAATTTTGAATAATTTCATGTTTGTTATTTAATTTAACAAACATATATGATTTATTTTCTTTTGCAATTAATGCTATTTTATTACCATGAATATCTAATATTTTATCAATTATATTTTGATTGAAATTATTATTGAATTTTATATCATTTTGTGTATATTTTTTATTATTAACATTTACATAATATATTTTGTTACCTGAAATTATATTGACAATATTTTGATTGAAACTTTTTTCAGTAACTATATTTCCAGATAAAAAATTTAATTCCCATTTATCCTCATAATCTAAATCATTATTCATATAAATAAGTTCATATCCTCCTTTATATTGATTTAAAAATATGTATTTTTTTTGTGAATATAATAAAAAATCTAATTTATCTGAATTAAATGGCATTTTAATATTTTTTTTAAAATATAATTCATTTTCCATAAAAAAGTATAGTTTTACATCATTTTTATTTTTAACTATTAAAAATAACTGTTCATTAAATGTAAATATTGTAAATATTTCTTTTGGTGATATATTATTATAATGAAGATCCTTGATTTCTGAATAATAATGTAAATCTATTTTTTTGTTTTTTGTAAATTTATTTACGATTGTTGTTCGAAAAACTTTTTTATTCTCCCATAATTCTGCATAATATGATGCATCATTATTACCAGCATAATTTACATATCTGTGTTTAAAAAGAATTTCATTATTAAATGTAATCGTATCATTTTTATTATATCTAAATAATCTAATTTTTGTATCACCAACAATATTATGTCCCTCTTTTAATACTAATCTTCTATTTATTTTTTTTAATACTTTTTTAAATAATAAAGGACCAGTAATGGATAATGCTCCCTTGCATTTTAAATTCCCATCACCATCCATAACTAAACTATCTTCATAATATTTATCATTATTAATTGATTCAATACATCCTTCTATTAAATTTTTAATAATTATATTTTTTTTTGTAACTGCTAAAAATCCTTGAAAAATACCACCTCCACTCATTTTTAAATCTAAAACAGTAACCATATCATAATCACTGAAAAAATAATCTTCTAAATTTACTAAACAAACTAAGTCCATATCACAATATATTCCTCCTTCAATATATAATTTACAATATCTCCATAAATCTGCTTTTAATGCACCTGGTATTAATTTATCATATGCATTTAAAATATCAGATGTAAAATTATTTTTAATAAAATCTCTACAATCAAAATCATCTGACAATTCATATTTATATGTTTTATTTAATGTTTGCCACGAGTTAGATGCTAATTTATAATTGCCTTCTAAATTACGTGTTTTCCATGTTTGAAAAAAACATTTGGATATAATCATCTTTTTTGATAATTCAGATGAATTATCTATGTCCAATATCATCTTTTCATATATTTTAATTATAATATTAGATTTATAATTATTTTCATTTTTATTTTTTGAATATATATAACCTTTTGATCTAACAAGAAAATCTTTTAATTTTTCTAATACTTTTTTAGATGGTTTATTTCTAATATATTTTGTAATTTTGTCTTTAATTAGGTATAAACTTTCATAATTTTTGTTTTTTAATAATTCCAAAATACTATAATCTTCCTTAGTAAAAATATTATTACTATACATATAATAATATTTAATATATATAATTTAATCATTTTACGAAGCACAACTATTGTTTGTAAAGTATTACAAATTATTATTGTTTGTAACGTATTACAAATTATTATTGTAATAAAAGGATAATAATAAAATGAAATAAAAAGCAGCAAATAACATATCTAAATGTGCAAATAACGCAATAATTAATGCAATTGATGCTTGCTTTATTGCTTTTTTAAACTTGACATTTTTAGTATATTTTAAACCATATACAATCATCACTGTAACAATAACAACATTAAATATAAATGCTGGATTATGTATATCAATTATAAATGTTTTCCTTTTCAATACATAAATATTGTGAATTAATGTAATTATTACAAATGTTATTAAATATATAAATACTGAATTGTTACTTGTTGTATTTTTTATAGTATTATCAATATGAGTTACTATGGTATTGGCCATTATATATAATAATTGATATTTTATTATTAAAGATATACTATTTATATTATATAAATGAATACATTAAAATCATATTTAAAAAAATACCCAATCATATATTATGACTTGGAAACAACAGGATTTAGTTCTGTTACAGATGATATTTTAGAAATTGCGGGTTTATCCAGTAAAAGTAAAAAAATATTTAATGAACATGTAAATACAGATATTATTATTAAAAATTCACATATTCATGGTATTACCAACGAGTATTTGAATACAAATGTAACCATGACCAATGAACAAATATTAGATAAATTCATTCATTATATTAATGGGGAAATTCAAAATAATGGAATTATGTTAATAGCGCATAATAATTTTCATTTTGATTCAAAATTTATAGATGTTTTCTTTAAAAAAAACAATAGAGAGATTCCTAATAATTGGATTTTTTTAGATAGTATTGAACATATTAAATTTGCATCACCGGGGTTACGTGGTTATTCGTTGGGCAAATTATATGAAAAAGCATTTAATATGCCATTAGATAATGCACACTCAGCTATTGGAGATGTTAAAGGATTAGAAGCAACATACATACATTATGTCGAAAAAGTTATGCCAGAGAAAGATTATCAAAAAATGATTATGACAGAGGATAATTTTATGAGAATTTCATCATTTCATGAAGATTTTTTTCAACAAAGTATTAAATTATTAAATGTCCATGATTATGTTATTGACAAATTGCTTCACATAAATATAACAACTCTTGGTGATTTAGGTAATTACTTTACTCAACACAAAGATAATTTCGATGATGTAATTAAAAATGATGTAAAAGTATCATCTAAGTATTATAGAAATAGAGTTGTTTTTTGGGGAGAATATCTTGCATTTATGAACTAAAATATAATTATAATATATATGAATGTTAATGAAATCGGATTAAAAATTCAAAATCTTGTAAAAAAAATGATATTACTAAAAGCACATCAATTTAAAGAAAAGAATATTATATTTAATGAAATTAAACTTCTATCTAATACAAGAAGTAAATTAATACAGAGTAAATTAATACAGAGTAAATTAATACATAGTAAATTAATACAGAGTAAATTAATACAGAGTAAATTAATACAGAGTAAATTAATACAGAGTAAATTAATACAGAGTAAATTAATACAGAGTAAATTAATACAGAGTTT